TATATATGTCAGGGTTAGACTTAACTAATCCCTTTTCATCAAATGCTTTTAATTCGACTCTACTAAGTGTAAGTTTGCCTAGATTAGAGTTAATACCATCGTAATGTTCAATATAATCCTTAATTTGGAACTTTTCTTCTTTTTCTTCCAAGTCTAATGCTTTTTTATCAGCTTTAATCCGAATAAGATTAGCTATACGCTTTTCAATATCAGGTGTAGCTGATTTATATTTACCATTTTTCTTGAAGTACTTGTGGATGAGATCATTTTCATCTTGAGGTGGTGGAGGTATTTTATCTACTACATGACCCCAAAACCTATTTACTTTAGCTAAATATGCATCTATAAGAGATTTCTTTCTCTCTAATTTAAAATGCAATATACCAATTGAAGGATCATCAAAATATGCAAAGTAGTCAACTCCGTCCATTTCTGGTTGAATTGCTAATGCATGTACTCCTTGTGCTAAGTAATAGGGTGGGACTGCATCAGTACCCGGTTCTCCCCATTTGTTCCTCATATGATCTGAAGGTGCTTTGATTTCTGCTATCCTGTGGCTTCCTACTACTGTCCCATCATTGTGACAGAAGAGGTGAGGATATTCTTCTGAGATATGTGTAGTATTGTCTTTTCTTAAAGTTATGTTTAAATCTTCTTTAACCCATTTCATAATTTCAGGTTCTAATCTAACTCCCCTTTTAACTGCTGGTTTGTTAGATATATCCTCTGGAATTAAATCACCTATTTTTTCTAGGTATAGTTGATATGGTGTTTTATAAGGGTTGACTCCTACTGCTGTCCCTGCATCTGAGCCTCCAATCCCTTTTTTCCTTTCATTTAAATCATTTACTGCAAAGTTTTTAGCAAGTTGTTCCATTATAACCCTTTCCCGGCTTTAGCCGATGAGTTTACGCAATTCGTCTTTCCTTGCTTCTAATGCTAGATAAACTGCGCTTATTATTTTATTATTTTGACGTTTGCCATCAACAACCATATAGACATATTGACGGCTATACCCTAAATCAGTTGCAATTTGATTTAGTTTGACCTTGAGTTGTTTACATTGATCTTTAAGATTCATTAGAACCTCTAGGATAAGTTTACAAAGGTAACAAACTAAGTCTATATATCTTTATTAAGACTGTCAACAATTAAATTATTATTTAGGCAAACCATTTTCTACTAACGACTGTAGTGCAATATGTACAATATCAATTTTACTGATTCTGTAGCCTTTCTTTTCCATATGTTCAGCTTGCCAAGCTAGAATCATATCATTAGTATCTTTACGGAGTAACATCATTTGATAATTATTCTTTTTTAGTTTTGGTCTTCCTATTTTCTTTTTCATTTTGCCTCTATTGGTTAAAATTAATCGGGATAGTACTAAACGGATTTTTGACCGAATAGTACCTATATGGTTAGAAAAAGCTGGCTACACTCACTTGTTTATGTGAAACCTCCGACTCATGGCATGTCTCCTTCTTATCTTAACGTGCCGTGTCAGCCACTTACCTCACCAGCTTAGTCTAATTAGTTAAAGAATTTACTGCTGTTCTTGTCAAACCAATTAACAAGTTCACCAGCTTCTTCTTCTATGCGATATTGTTCTCTAACAGGCTGTTGTTGGGCATATTCAGTAAATGCACCTATAAAGTGGTACATACTGGTATTCCCTTTCCTGTGAGGGCTGTTAAAGATTTTCTGTGTATGAACTCCTCCAAATGTATTAGGAATTGCTTTCACAAAGTTTAATGAATGATCTAATGCATGATTAGATTCTATTCTATCAGCGAATTTTCGCTTCGTTGTCCAATATTTATGTGGAACTCTGGAATCTCTAGGAATATCAATAGGAGCATCATTCTCAAGCATGATCCTAGCAGTGTCAGTGTTGAATGGTATATTTAATGTTGTCTGGATCTGGCTTAAAACTCTGTCATATGATTTTCTAGTGTCATTAACCATATTTTCTATTTCACCACTCCATATTCTGTCTCCTTTATGTACTATACGACTACCTCCTATGGATTTGGGAAGCATAACACCATTTGTGCATAAAGCATCTAATACGCTTAATAAGAAATAAAGTGTGCCATTTCCTATCATTGAGTTACCAGAGTATAGACCTAATTTAACTCTATCTGGTCTACCATCTATTTCTATGCCTGAGAACTTCTTCTCTGACCATTTGATAGTCATTTTAGTGTTATCAACAAATGCTCTAGTAAATTCTAGGTCATGGTTGTTACTTCCACTAAGGAAATGTTCTAAAAAGCTATGGTTTGAGTACCTAAGATAAGTCTTACTAACCATCCCAACTATAGGATTATTAGGTTTACGGCTATCTACAATAAACTGCTGATTACTCAAGTTTCTTTTTATACTTGATTCATATAATAGTTTATTTAGATATTTTGTAGCTACATCTGGCTCATTAGGGGCCATCATGCATGGGAATAAGCCGGGTACTCCCATCTTAGTGAAAACTGCCTTAATACCGGGTTCGGTAAAAGTACAACCTTCGTGTGGTAATGTATTGCCTGTAGAGTGTATTCTATTATCCTCTGCGAAATAGAAAGTATCTCCATCATTAGGTAGATAGTAGACATTTTCATGTTCCTCCTTGCAATAATCGACTAATTCATCTAGTTCATCAAATCTTTTAACATAGTTGTTTTGTATTGTTAGCATGTTATCCTCCAGTTATTTCTTTTAAACGTGGTTCTTGAGTTACACGGTAAGATGCCGCACATGTAGGATTACAGAACGATTTACCGCTTTCTTTATGAAGTGGCCCGGGTTGCAGGGTTAAATCTGCTCCGCACCATTTACACTTTCCTTTTTGCATGGTTATCCTTGATTTGGTCAATTTCTAATGTGAAATATTGATCTAATAAGTTCTTCAATATTGATACTTGTTTTTGTAATGTTTGTATTTCTACATTCCTCTCTCCATCTTTAATTTGTAATAGTTTTATCTCATTAAATAATTTATTTTCTAAATTAATTAATCTAATATCTATTTGATCATTCATCTTTGACATAAGGTTCCTCCTGTGGATTGTTAATGATTGAATAATGAGATACTCTATGGTGTTCAGTCCAAGTTGCATTACACTTTAAACAAGTTCTTACTTCTTCTAAATACCATAATGAACCTTCAACATAATCTACATTATCTTCCCAACAAAATGGGCAACAATGTCCTTTAGTATCTTGGAATTCTTTTTTTGTCATTCTATTCATATTAGAACTCCCTATGGTTACGAGATTCTAATTGTATATTGATATGTTTTTCTAAAAATGGTTCTACACATTCACAATCAAAATCTGATTGAACAGCTTCTATAATCTTTTCAACTTCACTATTATCTAAGACATTATCTTCTCCTAGAATGTCATCTGCATAACTTCTTATAGTTCTTGGATCTATATCTATTTGACACATAAGTTCCTTTCAATTTAATTTTTCATTAGGTATATTATTTGTTATCCGAGTTTGTAACTCTTTGATTTCACTAAGGTAATGTACGAATGTATCTGTTCCATCATCTGATCCTTCTTCGTACATTTCTTTAACTTGACCATATAGTGTGAGTAATCCATGACCTATAACTTCTAATTCTCTATCTGTAAATTTCATTTTATCTCCTTATAAAGTTATTAAAGTATGATGCAAGGTTTGACCCCAAACACCCCAAATATTCACAAAAGGTTAAAGAAAACAAAGCAAAATTAGCTTAAAAACCCCCGAAACATCCTCTTAATATCCTCTTTTAATCCGTTTAAGGCTTATACGGATAGAATCGTACATGTTATATTTGAGGCTGGTACGTTCTTTGCTTGTTGGGTGTTCGGTACTTTCAGTATATGTGTTTGGTACTTTTCCCCCTTTTTAAAAAAAATGTATTCCTGTGCAGAAGTTTTTAGCTCCTACACAGGTTTTAGGTTAGTTATTAGAATTTACACAGTAAGCTATGTACTGCTTAGTTACGTCCAACATCTCAGGTTCTTTCTTAGCCTTGTTGTGGATCTTATTCCAAAGTTTAAAGGATAATTTCATTATTTACCTTTCTTTGAATTAGCCCATGCTTCCATGAATGGAAAGACAGTCATTGCCATTAGGAATGTAAATGTACCCCTAAGACCGTATTGTAAGAAGTTCTTACCAAATGCAAGAACAACTAAGATAAGGAATATTGAAAAGACTTTCCAGAGTGGGCGTTGCTTTGCCTCTCTTTTCACTGTCTTCTTAATATCACTAGCTGTTTTACTTATCTTCTGTGCAGTTGAACTGCCTTTTGCTTTACTCCACAAACTCTTCAATTGATTGTTCAATTCTTCTTCTGGATTATAATTAACTGTTGTTGTTTCCATTCTTACCTCTAATTTTAATGTACTTCGTTGACCATCTGCCTAGCAATGTGCCTACTACAAGCAATACTAGGCTGTTTAAAGTAAATACCAATACTACAAGTAAAGGTATTATTATGAACCATATTCCCTTAGAAACTAAGAGGTTCTTCGGGTTCTGGCTCATTGTCTTCTGCCCATCTTCGCATTTCTTCTTCAGGGCTTTGAAAAATGTGTTGTTTAGGATTGATTTGAAGTCCATGATTGCCTATATAATACATGTTAATTCCTATGTTAAGAGTTAAGGGGGCTAAATGCCCCCATTAGTTATGATGCACTAGGTACATCACCTTGTGGAGCTACTTTCTTCTGTGTAGCTAAAGAGTCATAACGTGCTTTTCTATCAAGTATTTCTTGAACGTCTTTTCTAGTACTTGTTTCGTTATGACTATGAACAAAGTCTTTTGTAGATATTAGTTCAGTTTTATTTCTCCTGACCAAACCAGCACTAAATATTTTGCCTTCGATTATTGCTACTAGAAGGTATTTATCTGTCTGGTCAATTCTTTGAACCATTATCTCAAAAGGACGAGTGTCTTCGTGTTCTGCTAGAGCCTTTTCAAGTTCATTAGCTCTATCATTAGCTGTTTTTGCCATTACTAATGCATTATTAAATTGCGTTTGTTCTTTTTTAGTCATTGCCATTTTGTTCCTTTATGGAATGTTAGTGTTTCTCACTACATGCAAGAAACGTAAAGTTAAGACAACGGAATGTTTTCCCAAACACCCCAATTATCTTATTAAAGGTTAAGAGAAATTAGCATTCTGATTCTCGCCATATCTCAAAATCTATTTCATCAGGGAATTCTTCTCTTTCATGGAATTCCATCATATTGTCTGTTAAGTCACGTTCAGTCATGCATCCTCCTTCATTTTCTTATCTCTATCGTTGACATGTTCAAATTCTTTCTGGAATCTGTTCAAAGCAAAAATTAAATATCCAGAGTCATAGTTTGTGAAACCATGTTCGTCTAAGCCAATTGCGGCATTCCATACTGTGCTTATGGCATCAAATATTTTATCTTCCCATTCATGTGTTTTGAGAGCATGGGTTCTAGCTTCCTCTGTTTCAAGACTAGCTATTTCTTCTGCTCTTTTTTCCATTAACTCCATGTTAAGACTAAAACTCATATCTTCTCCTATATCAAGGGTTCAATTATTAAGTAAGCAACACCAATGAATGTTACTACCATGTAAAGATCACGAGCAAAGTGTAAGACACCTGACTCATGTGTTGCTATGTATGTTTCCATTAAATTGTCGAATTCTTCTTGTTTCATGTTGCCTCTTAAAATAAATGTTAAAATAAAACTTGACTCTGACTAAAGAACAGAATCATTATAAGTAAACCCCTTAATTCTAAATAAATAAAATGTATTCAACCACGATTAAGAAGATAGGGGTGATTGGGAACCAATACTTAATTATATAAACTAATTAAATATTAGTTGAAAAAGGGTAACAGAATGTACGTCCATTACCCTGTGAAGGACTCACTTCAAATTATCTGTGAGCCACTTATGATTATCGTAATTCCGTGAATCACGCATGAAACTACGAATCATAAGAGTCTTGAATTCAGCATCATGATCAGGACTCTCACCGAAGACTTGGATGTACTGATGCTCTTGCTCTCCTAAGTCTTCCATGTGCTTCCCGACCCACGCATTGTAGATTGCGGTTATCGTGGTCGCTTGTCTCTTACCAGTAAAATGGTACAAGCCTAGTTCTTGCTGTGCAACTCTAGCTAGTTCGTAGTTAATCATCGTCCTTCTCCATCTAAATTACAAACTTAGGAAGGAGAAGACCATCTTCCCCAAACACCCCAAATTCTTACCTAAGGTTAAGAGTTTTTTTTAAGATCATGCCACCGGGGGGTGGGGTTCACAAAACGTGTTTTGAGTACCATATGATCGTCCCATCACTCTACGCAGGGAAAATATAAGTGTTTACATTTGGAAACTGAATATCCGAAAAAAAATTTTTAAGATTGCAACTAACCAAGATAGTTAATATTGTTGGTTAAGATGGAAGGGAATTATTATAAGATAGAGTTAAGTACTTATCATTGGGAGTTAGGGGAATCACGTTCAGAATCGATGCCTGTGCTTTATAAGTCATACAGGGGGCGTGAAGCGAACCAAGTAGGATGTTTAGGTGAAGTACTCATGGAGGAGTTTTTCACTGAGCATGGTGTATGTTTCAAGGATGACAGGAGTGAATATACACATGATTATAATATTAACCAGAGGTTCTTCCTAGATGTTAAGACTAAAGACAGGACAGTTGCACCTCGCTTCCATTATGAGAATAGTGTTCCTGTTTACCAGATGGATTACCAGAAGCCGGACTTTTACTATTTTGTATCTTTGTACCGGGACAAGGGAACTGACAAAACTGACATACGACGTTTTAAAGAAGGTTACATAGTCGGTGGTATTAATAGGAACAAGTTGTATAGAGTTGGTAAGTTATGGGAGAAGGGCAGTACTGATGAGAGTAATGGAACACATTTCTGGACAGACTGTATTAATATAAAGATGTCTGACTTAATAGATAATAACTCAATGATTAACATTTTTACTTAGGAGACAAAATGGACTATTCCAATTTATTAAAACCAAATGGTACCCCTCAAAAAGGCAAAATACAGCATGCATATACTGGTCGTGTATCTCGTGACCCTGTTGGTGACTTTACCGAAAAGGTTAAGATGGGGAGAGCTAAAGAAGGTGGTACAAAAAGGCAATACTCAAGCGATGCACTTGCTACAAAAACATTTGTTAGAGCCGATGAGCATAAAGCATACGCTAAAAAAGAGTGGAAAAACTTTATGACTAACATGCCAAAGGGCCACGTTACAAAGGCTGACATCCAAGCTAAGAAGAAAGAAATCTGGAAAAAACAATGGGAGTAGCTCTATGGCTGAACGTACAATAATGACAAAAGGCTTGGGTGGTAAAAAAGCCCCTGTAACGACATTTGGTAAAGTTGACCCTGTTATGAAAACATGGAAGTACGGTGGTTGCTGGAAAAATGCCTGTGGTTCACCTTCTACTCCTAAAGAGCGCAAAGAAGGAAAGACTTGGATGAAAGAAGATGCCAAGTTCTATAGGAAAGCCGTACAAAATGCAGATTATGGTAAAAACAAAAAAGCTATGGAAAATATAAGAAATAGTCCTATCGGTATTAAAAGTGGTGAACGATTTAAAGGATATGGCACTTAGTACAGAAAAGTTTATAGATTCTTTTGTTGAGACAGGAGATTATCTTGTAGCAATGAAAGATGCTGGTTCAACAGAGAAGAACGCCTATAAAGTCAAGTTAAAAGGCCGTGAGATTTTAGAAGCTAACCGAGATGAGGTTGACAAGAAGTTCAA